CGACTCTACCTTTAACAACGTTTGAACTTTCAATCGACATTTTCCCACTCCTAAATGGTATTGTGCCTATCTCGATAAATGCGTTACGTCTTATGTTAGGATTGTTATTTGCGTTTACATCTGTTTGGTAAAAGTGTTCAAACAACCTATTGTTATGTGTGGAGGCAGGAATAGTGAACGACTGAGTAAAGTCAGTGTAAACCTTTGCAAGGTCTTGAATGTTTTGTATCGAACTATTAATCTGAATTTCCTCATCGTTAAATAACTCTAACTTTTCATAGTTTCCTGAGTTAGCTATGAATTCAATGTAAATATCTACCTGTCTCATTATACAATGCTATTAATTAAATCATAAGCAAATTCAAACTCTAAAGAATAATTGATTTGTTTTGTATTAATCGACTTGTTTAGTTCGATTGATTTAGTTTTTAGGATAGCAGGCTTACCGTCAACCAACACTTTCTCGCTAAGCATTAATTGCTTCAAATTATCTTTGAAGTCCTCCTCAACCCAACCACTATTAACCTTGATACTTTGTAATCCGTTTTGATTATACGTTGTGCGTTGACCTCCTGTTACGCTATAATTGTATGGTTGCATTAAGTTGTAATCTTTATTTGTTACTTCAATGTTATCGTTGGACGCCAAAAAGAAAAACTCACGTTGAAATGCTCCATGCCTATTTATAAAGTCAACTTTAACTGGATCATATTTGCATTCTTCAACTGGGTAAAAAATCCATGTAGCTTGAACCGAACTACCTGAATCAATAATTTGTGTTAGCCACCTTTCGGTAAACCTACTATTATAGGCTCTTGGGAAATAGTAAAACCCTTGAGTTAGTGATGCGCTTAAATAAGTAACTCCTAACTCATCCGACCATCTAACTTTATCACCCGTTTGAACGTATGCTAAAATCATTCCGGGGTTTGAACCGCTATGATAGTAATAATTTTTTTGGTCTAACAAGTAATCGCCACCATTATAATTTAAACCATCGGAAAACTCACTATAACCATCCGTCGCTATCTCATCTATTGTATCAATTAATACACCATCTGCATATCTTTTATACCTAACATACACTTTATCATCATTCAAAGAAGTAGAAGTTAAAGAAGTTATATCTAAGTATTTGTTATGTTGGAAGTACTCACGAATGTAAGGAGAAATGTCGTAATAACAAGCTGGTTGGTTAGAGCTTGGGATAGCCTTTTCAAGTGTGTATTGTACACCGGAAAAAGTAGGTGTTAAGCTTAACGACAACTCTAACTTAGTTGTTGTTTGTCCTAATTGGTTAATATCTATAATGTACGGTGACCTTGCTCTAATCATTTCGGTTGTTTAATTGAGTAATTAAAAATCTTTTCTAAATCTATTTTTAAATCGTTGACTAATTCTTGAGGTAAACGTTTATACGCCGCCTCAAATGGTTTAGTAAAAAACAAAGTTGGTCGTAATCCTTTAGCGTAAATAGATTTTGTTATAATCCACGCTGTTGAATCGTAACTCATAAACTTCCCTTTCTTATCTTTGAATTGAAATTTACGTGCTTTAACCCATCTCTGTATTCCCTCTGTTAATCCTCCCTTCTTGCCTTTTCCACTTCCAAACTTATAAGGTGAGTTAGGAGCTTTAGCACTTGAACGCTTACCCCTCACCCCTTTGTCTTGATAGTTACCGTATTCTTCCATTTGAAAGTTCAAGAAGTAACCTTTAGCATAAACCTTCGCTTCACCTTTCAAAGAGTTGTAAAGCTTTCGAGATACATTCCTATCACCTTTGCTTAAGTTAGTGCGTGCTTGCTTAATTACCGAGGCTTTAAACCTATCTAACGCATCCTGTAAACCTGACTCCCTTAAATCTGCTAACATATAGTCATTTCATTTGGCGCTGCAATGTCGAATGTCATAGTCCAACCAGCAACCGCATCGGTAAATCTGTCAACAAAAGGCTCACAACTTGCCGTGTCGTCCAACACTTCGTAACCTAAATTACTAATATCACCACGTCTTACTCTCTCAAATATCCTGTTAAGTATGCTTAACGTTGTATTTAACACGTCATCCTCATTATCATTACCCTTGAATATATCCGTTACATCATCTTTGCTTATGTCAACTATACTCATCATAACTAAAGAAATATTATACACCGTTGTTTTGCCTCTAAAAGCCACATCGTTGAATATAATGTGACACAATGGATACATATCTTGTTTAGCATTAGTAATCTTATCCAAGCTCCCCTTAGTAACTCTATTCACTAAAGGGTCAGCAAGTATAGAATCATGTAGTAAAGTAGATAGGTTATAATAGTTTTTCATGTGACTTCTTTAATTGTTTAACCTCGATTCTGCTTTTTTGTTGTTCAAAGGTTAAAAAAGTTAGGCACTGATGAAGTCCCATTGCTGTAACTTCGTCAAATCTTCTAATATCTCCTTGAGCGACGTGATAGATTGAGCTATACCATCCCCATTGCTTTGAGAATTGAACATTTTCACTATATGGGTTTTGTTCTTCATTTTCTCCAAAGAGGACAGCGTACTGCTTATTAATTCGATTCCTAAAGTCCAAAAAAAAACCGACGCTGGTAGTACAACATCCAACGGTGCGTATCTAAGAACCTCTGCGTAACTTAAATCACCTTTGTAAGGCTCTATTTCATATTTACCTTTAACATCCTTTACAATCGGTCTATACATAACCGCCAACGCTTTGTGTATGTTTTGAAAGTCACCAATGTTAGCTTCTATATCGATATACTCCCCCCAGGATATTTCTTCAAGATCAGGAATGAATCCGAACTCCACACCATTCAATTTGAATCTATGTTTGAATGCAGTCTTTTCGTTGAATATTTTATTGAAATGTTGCACCAACTCGATAACTGTTGAGGCTTTCATTTTAACAACTTCTTTCAATTCAAGACCACAAAAGATTTCAATCATCTTCTGAAATACAAACTCTTTATCGTCTGAGTTGTTCAAAGTTAGCATGTACTTTTGATACCTATCTAAACTTATCTCGGATAGGTTGGATGGTATTTCAATTTCAATCTTCATTGTTAAATGTTTCGTTGTAGTATTGTTCAGCCGTTGTTGCTGTAAACATTGTTTTGTCATCAGATAACTTTACACTTGCTAAACAATAATCAACTGCTTTAATTATCTGTTGCTTTTCCATTTCTAACACTTTCTCTATTAAAGAATTTGGTAAAGTTGTTTCAAGTGATTGCCATTCATTTAGTAACCATTGTAATGCTGTCTTTTTATTTTCAATCTTCATAAATATTTTCTATTGTAACATTGTAACCTAACTTTTCAAGTATACCTTCAACAATTGTTTCTGTATCCCTATTTCTAAAATCAAGCTCTTCACCGTTAACCGTTGTAACCATTCCATAATCATAGCAACAACCATCAGCGCAATAGCTTTCGTAATGTTTAAATGTTATTTCTGCTTTCATCGTTTTGTTGGTCTTAACAATTCGTTATCTTACTTGCATTACTTTTGCTTTTACACCTTTCCAATACTTCAAAGTAGCTTCCGCTTTCGCTACTTCGTTATCAATTGACTCCACGCATTGGAACTTCCAATTATCCCCGTATTCGTCTTTGTAAGCATCGGCAACCTTAACCGCACTTTCGTTAATCATTTGTCTTAAACTTTTACCTGATTCCATATTTTCCTTTATTTGGGTTTGCTAACTGATAACTAACTGCATAGCGTAAAGCATCTAATCCATGATTGAACTTATCAATCGGTGTTTCAGACTTCTTTTCAAGCCAACAGTAGTTGTTTAATTCTTTTATCAAATCTACGGAATTCTCGTCAATAATTAGATCATAATCCTGTAATAAACTTATACCATATTTTACCGAATCCGCTCCTTTGATTGTTGGCACTATATTTAATCCTTGCGCCTTTAATTCGTTTATCAAACGTGGTTCTGCATTATCTGCTACTATTAAATCACGTCCCGCAAATTGCCTATTTAGTTGTGCTAATTGTGATGTGGTTAATCCTGTTTGATAAATATGAAGCCTAACATAGATAATTTTGTTAGTCTTATCTATTGACGTTTCAACCAACGTTGACGGGTCTGTACTAAATCCGTAATCCTGACCAAACACCGAACCATTATCTTTATTGTATGCTCCTATCCTCCAATTGGTAAAGATAACACCCTCTGCTTTGTCTAACCATCCACCAAGTATAGTGTGTTTATACTTATCGGGACGACGTTCTTTTATCGTTTTAATTTGATTTAAGAAACTTTCAGAAAGGTTTGATATATTATCTTGATAGGTTGTATGTATATACGTTGTATCGCCTTTAATTGTATTTACTCCTGCTTCAACACCTCTACTTTCAAAGAACTTCTGATAAATAAAATGCTCTTTTGTGGCAGGGTTAAGTATTAATATTACCCTATTTTGTTTCTCTTTATGTCTTATAGAGTAATCAATCTTATCAAATGTATCTTCATCGGTTAGCTCTTCCGCTTCATCTAACACCCATGTAGTAACTCCAGCCAATGATTTTAAGTTAGCGGTTTGAGTTCCGCTCGATGTCTTTATACCTTTGAATAATATCTTACTTCCAGTTCTTAGATTTATTATTTCATCCTTGGTAATATGAAAATCTTTATGTTTATCTAAAACGTCAATCTTATCAATAAATTCAGGTATAATAGAGACGTGAGCAGAAGTAAGAGTGTAGCGTGTAAATAAGATAACATGGTTGGTTTCGTATGTGAGTAGTAGTAGTAGTAAATTAATAGAATATGACTTACCACTACCCCTACCACCTGTAACAATGAAATACCTACTATCATTTGCAAATGCTTTATATTTCGGATTCAGAACTACCAAAACTTATAATGTCTTTTAAATTCATTGTAGTAACGTTAATATCCTGCTCTACATGTTCTTTAGGTTTACCACAACCATATTCAATTAAAATCTTTGCACTTGCTATCCTATCTGATGGTCTTTTAGCTTCGTCAATCATTATCTCAGCTAATACTCTAAAAGCATCTTCAACGTGTGGTTGTGCTAAAGTAAAACCTTTAACTTCGTCGGTTACTCTTTTACGTCCTGAACCCTCTCTTTTACCTCCGTGTGTATTCATTTGAAATCCTTTGATTAGTCAAGCTTATCCTAAAAACGCTCCCTCATCTTCATAAGCATTATACACTTGTTTCATTTTACGAAGCATATCGTTAAGACACGAAGCGCATGAAGTTGGTTGTTCATTCGTTTTAAATACTCTGTTATACACCTCTAAAAATTGTAATTGTTCTGAAGGTCTAACTCTAAGTACCATTTTAGGAAGTAAGTAAGTTAGTTGTTTGTGTTCTACTTCGGTTAAGCATTCGGGTGTTTTGTAAGGGAATAACTTGTTTAGTTTCTCTTTACGCTTATCACAGCCACAATCCTCTCCAGCTACAAAGTTAACAAGTTTGTCTATTCCCGTTGCCTCTGTGAATTTAGCTACTGTATCGCCAAATCCCTTTGATACTCTTTTTGCCATATCTTTAATTTTCGTTTACATTTTTTTATTGTGTGAAAAATAGAGGTCAAAGATATCTTTGTTTCCTTTTCTAATTCACGCATTGATTTACCACTTCGCAAATATAATAAAAATAATTGTTGGTCGAACCATTCCCAATTTTTTATTTGTTCTTCGACGCTCTGATAGTATAACTCAATTTCATATGTTTTGTTGTTTTCATCTTCTGATAGGTCAACCATAAGATCAATGTCGACCATTGATATCTCTCGTTTGCAGTAGTCAAAGAAGATGTTTCGAAGCATGATCCAAATGAATGATTTTGTTACGACTTGACCTTTGCCGTACTTATGGAAACGAATGTACATATCTTGTACGATGTCTTCGGCTTCGGTCTTTGCTCCGAACCGCTTAACTATGCGCACCCATTCGTCGTGGTGCTTTGCTATTTCTAATAGATTCATGGGTTTAAAGATAACGAAAAAACCCCTACACCAATTGATGCAAGGGTTTAAAACTAATAATATGAAGTACAAATATACAAATTATTCTTTAATAAACGTTCCGTTAATTGTTTTTCCTTTTCGATATTCAATAACCTTGAAGGCACGCTTAGCGCAGTCCTCCAATGAGTAACCCATTTGGTGTGCTAATATAACAAGTGTGATATAAGTATCTCCCAAACTATCTATTGATTCTGTTATATCTTTCTTAAGTATTGCGGAGGATAGTTCTCCAAGCTCTTCCATAACCTTTGCGAGTTGTTGAAACTTATTGTCGGGATTATCTAAATTACGAGCCTTCGCCCAATTAATTATTTCTCTTTCCATTCTTGTAAATATAAATCAATTAAAAATTTTGTTTTCTCTAAGTCTTGTACAAAGTTACCTTTTTTTCTACATCTTACCACTCTTTTGATAATATCTCCTTCCCATGCATTCAGTCCGTGTTGGTCTGCAAATAAGTACAAGCTTCCGTTATCGTTATTATAATACGACGGAGCGTCATCGGTGATACTCTGTTCAAAGTAGTTTTCAATAGTGTCAAATGATTGTTCTTGCCCTTTGTCATTAACTATCCATGTATAGCTCTTATCTTGCTTTACAACGTCGTACACTTTACCATAGGTTACATTGGCAAAGTGTTTTTCAATGCATCTTAGTTTCATATCTGTTCTATACTATAAATTTCGCTTGCTTTAACATAGAAGGTTTTATCTAAAAAACTTATAAACTCTACCCAACTTCCAGCATTAGATTCGCTATGTATTCCTAAAACTAATTCTTCTAAGCCTGCGTTCGCTTTAACTCTCCTTCCTTCCACGTGACCGTAGGATATGTAATACTCGTTCATAAATCAAATACTTTTAATGACTCTGCAAAGTTACCATTTTCTTTTAATTGTCGTAACATTTCCGCAACAATTTCACGTGTTTCTGCTTGAGCATCTGACTTCAACCTTTGCTTACATAGTCTGATGAATGCGTAAAGTGACCCTGTCCAAATCATTGTAGTATTAAGATTCAAAGGAAGTATAGTTCGTGCCTGTTCTTTGCTTACTCCTAAATCAATTAGCTTCTTGTAAGCATTCTGACAAAACTCTTTTACTTCATATTCAATAACGTTACAAGCCTCTTGTCCGTAAACATCTAAAGGTTCTGCACTGCCTTGCTTGCTGTCTTTGCTTTGTGTTCGCCATTCGTTTATAAGTGTGTATGTATCACTGAAATCTACGTATCTTCCTGAGATTGAATTGTATTCAACTCCTATTTGAGTTTTGATTAATTGACGTTCAATGTACAAAGGGACTTGCAACCTAAACTGCAATCTTGCATGGGAGAAACAACTCCAATGATTATGCTTTGCTAAATATGTTAGTAGTCTATTATTTTGTTCGTCAGTATAATTATCTGACCTTTTATTAAACGATACTCTCGCAATATCGCAAATGGAGTTATCATCACCCCATGTGCTTAGTAATTCAACCTTACTCATAATTTTTCACTTAAAAATCTCATTACTAATACTGCTAAATCATTAC